TATTACTGATGAGGAGAGGCATAACTTTCCGAAGGAGGTTAATGAGAGCAGAGTAGCAAATGCAGTATATGATTGTAGAAATAACGGCAGCGGGTGGCTTGTGTTGATCAACGAGTTGGACTATGCTGTGCAGAAGGGTAAAGGCGGTGAGATTAAAGTATGTACTAGCGAGCAGCTACCTGACTTCATACGTAGAGGGGTGGGTATGCTTAAGCTAGTAGAGGATAGCCAGATCATTGAGGGTGCAGGACTCAAGGTCGATGCCAATACCTTTTTCATTCTCGACGCAACATAACAATGTTATACATTACCAACATGGGGTCAACATGGAAGATGCTATCAAGAAACGTGGTAGAGGTAAGGGGAAGAAACCTGCACTGGCATTCACTAGTATTAGGCTTGAACCCCATGTAATGAAGTGGTATAGAGAGACCTACCCGACACGCACGCAAGCCAAGATGCGGGAGGTTCTAAAAGAGTATGCAGAACAACACATCAAGGAGCTAGACAATGAGCAAGTTAGAAAAGATTCGCAGGGCAATACTGAAGTATCCGAAGGCCACAACGAAGGAAATAGCGAAGCGGTGTGATGCTACTACGCAAGACGTGTATAGCGCACGGTATCACATGAAGAAGGAGAACAAGGCGAACGGGTATGCGCCGTTGGAAATAAAGGAAGGCGTAGAAGTTGGTGGGTTGACGCTGACCAAGGGTAAGGACTCTACGTATAAGTGGATGCGTAATGATCTACTGAAGAAAGGTAAGAACGATAGATTCCACAATGCAGTTGTAGGTGCGGTAGTAGCTGGTATGGAACAGGCTACTGGAGTGTTCGATACAACCCCCGCAATTATTACTACACAACCTGATATGGTGAATCATCCCCCGCATTACACCGTGGGTGGGCTTGAGGTGATCGACTTCATTGAGGCTAAGCAGTTGAGTTACCATCTAGGTAACGTCGTGAAGTATATAGTTCGTGCCGGTCACAAGGACACTGACCCGTTACAGGATTTGCAGAAGGCACGTTGGTATCTGGAACGGGCTATACAGAAAGCAGAATAAGGCGGGGCAGTCCTATCAACGCGTGGGTATAATCTTGTAGATGTGACCCCATTCGTTCTTACCGGTAGCCCCAATTAAAGTCCAGCCGGTAAGCCTCCACAACCTGACGGGCAGCAGGTAATCTACATTACTGCCCAACCCCCCTCTTTTTTTGTAGTCCCCTCTTGACATTGTCAAGTAGTCCTGTATTATCGGGACATGGCTACTACCCCCGAAGCAAAAGTAAAGCGCAAGGTCGTTGACCTACTCAAGGCTAACGGCGTTTATTATTTCTTCCCCGCAACCCACGGCTATGGCCGGTCGGGTGTGCCTGACGTTGTATGTTGCGTCAACGGTAAATTCCTTGGTGTCGAGTGCAAGGCCAATGATCGTTCCCCGACAGCATTGCAGCACCAAGAGCTAGACGCTATACGCCGTGCAGGTGGCACCGCAGTTGTAATCAATGAGGACAACATAACAATGTTATACGACTTGATACGGGTATTGAAACAACCATAGAGGTGAAGAGATGGGCATAAAACAGACAGAGTTTAAACCATGCGAGGCCGTGGCGCTATTGATGACACGTATGGACAGCAACCCACAGGAGTTTAGCTTTAGCAAAGGCTCTAAGTGGGGCGACATACTACAGATGGTGTACCAAAGAAAACAAGATACCGCTAACAAGCATGTGCTAGTGGCACTAAGCGACAAGGAATGCGAGATGGTGTGGGATAAGTTTGTAGATACTAGTAAGGGGCTACTGCATCAAGAGTTCATCAGACGCATACTAGCAGTAGATAAACAGGAGGCTTAATGGAAACCAAGAACATGAATAAGGGTGTGCAAATTCTACTAGAGCGTATGGGTAGTAACCCCGAGGAGTTCTACACAGACGAAACGAAGTGGCTCGACCTGCTTGGTATGGTGATAAACAGGGCGAAGCAATTGGCAGGTGAGCGCCCATTGGGTTTTAAACCGTTGATATCCAGTTGTTGCCTGACTGATGACGAGGTGATCGTTCTTCATACCAAGATGCAGCAAATACAGGCCAACGAGTTTACGAATCGTGTTATGCAACGGCTGTTGGGTAGTGACGAGAAGCTGCCGTATAAGACCAGTAATACAGGTGGCACTACTGCTGTAGGCACATTCGGCTATAGCGACGCTAGAGAAGAGATTATTCCATATAGCGACCCCAAAAGCGTGATTTCTAGCCCCGATATGTTAGACCGGATAAAGACGTTGCTTAAAGGTAGTAAGGTATGAAGATCATCGGCATTGACTTTGAAACCTACTACCATGAGCGTGACTTCACACTTAAGAAGATGACGACCGAAGCCTACATACGCGACCCGCAGTTTGAGGTAGTGGGCGTGGCGCTCCAAACCGAAGGTGAGAGGCCCAAATGGTTTAGTGGTACTAAGGCTCAGACTAAGGAATTCCTTGAGTCATGGAATCTGCACGAGAACATTGCATTAGCGCATAACGCCGCCTTCGACATGGCGATACTGAATTGGCACTTCGGGATCAAGCCTAAGCGTATTGCGGATACGCTATCAATGGCAAGAGCTATACATGGCACTGAGGTGGGCGGTAGTCTGGCTGCACTTGCTCTGCACTATGGCGTTGGTGTCAAAGGTGAGGAGGTTGGTAAGGTGTCAGGTATGCACCGGATAGACTTCGATGCCGAGGCACTCGCACGGTATGGCTCTTACTGCGAGAACGACGTTACGTTGACCTTAGACATATTCAAGAAGATGGCCGCTGACTTTGATGTTAGCGAGTTACGCCTTATCGACCTGACCATAAGGATGTTTTCCGAACCGGTATTGAAGCTAAGCCTACCCTCTCTTGAACAGCATTTGAAGCAGCTTAAACAAGGCAAGGCCGACTTGATGAGCAAGATGCTCATAGAGAAAGAGCAGCTTATGAGTAACCCCAAGTTGGCCGAGGTGTTGATAAGCCTTGGGGTAGAGCCGCCGATGAAGATAAGCCCCGCTACAGGTAAGGAGACCTACGCGTTTTCCAAAACTGATGAGGGGTTTAAAGCACTACTCGAACACGACAACGTGATTGTGCAAAACATCGTAGCCGCAAGGCTAGGCGTTAAGTCTACGCTGGAGGAAACTCGCACTCAGAGGTTTATCGACATTGCCCGGAGAGGACTACTACCCGTACCCCTACGCTACTACGCAGCACACACCGGACGGTGGGGTGGGGATGACAAGATAAACATGCAGAACCTTGGGCGAAATTCCCTGCTTAAGTACGCCATACAAGCACCCGAGGGCTGCATGATCATCAATTCAGACTCCTCGCAGATTGAGGCGCGGACACTGGCGTGGCTAGCTGAACAGAACGATTTGGTGGATGCCTTTGAAAGCGGAGAGGACGTGTACAAGATCATGGCCTCCTCCATATACGGCAAGGACGCGAAGGACATAACCAAAGACGAGCGGTTTGTTGGCAAGACTACCATTCTAGGTTGCGGCTACGGGATGGGGGCTAAGAAGTTCCAGATACAGTTACAGACCTTCGGTGTAGTTATGCCGTTGGGGGAAACAGAACGGATTATCAGCGTATATCGTAGTACGTATGAATGGATTCCTATCCTCTGGCGGCAAGCAGGTATGGCACTTGAAGCGATGATGGAGGACAAGACAGTGCCGTTGGGTCGCGCTGGTGTGCTGGTGGTTGAGGGCAAGAAGGGTATCCGGCTACCTAACGGGTTGTATCTGAAGTACCCGAACCTGCGGGTGTGGACTAAGGAGGGCAAGAGCGAGTTGGTGTACGACACGAAGAAGGGTAAGGCCACTATACCTACGCGCATATACGGGGGGAAGGTGATTGAGAACGTATGCCAAGCCCTCGCTAGGATTATCATCGGGGAGCAGTTGTTGAAGGTAGCTAAGAAGTACAAGGTAGCGATGACGGTGCATGACGCGGTAACTGCTGTGGTACCGAAGGAAGAGAGTTTTACTGCATTGGAGTACGTTGAAATATGTATGCGGCTTAGGCCGCACTGGGCGCTAGACCTACCGCTTAACTGCGAGTCTGGCATTGGTCAAAGTTACGGTGAAGCATAGGAGAGGGTAATGAAAAAGAAAATCGACATGACATATAGGTATCATGGATCAAACACGCACAACAACGCCGACAGTTTCAAGCGGCGTATGAAAGACTACGAGGCCAAGGTGTTGGCTGAGAAGAAGGCGCGGGATAAAGCTGAGAGGGTAAGGAAATGAAAGAGACAATTAAATTCTTGGGGACATGCTGCTTGCTTGCGTTCCTGTCGGTCAATGCTTTGATCCTGCTCGTGCTGTATGTGAAGTGGGTTAGCAAAATGGTAGGGGCGATATGACACGCGAAGAAGAACGGTTGTTCAAGGTGCTGGCTGAGTATATCCGGCAGCGTAAGAATTTCTTCAAGGAAAGCACACAACCTGCGCTGCGTGAATGGAAAGGCGCTGATGTGAAACTAGCCGAGGCGTGGAACAGATACCAAGCTGAGATACACAAGACGAAGGAGAAGAAATAATGCTGGACTTCTGGGATGACAAAGAGTGGGAAAAGGTGCTGCGCCATAGGAAGATTGCCTACCGTGAGGGTGTGCGGGATGGGGTTGCGTGTGGTGCGGTGCTAGTCACTGTGTTCGCATATATCTGGTGTTACTTTGGGAGATGAGATGAGCAAACTCATACCAACATACATAGAACAATCTGTGCGGGTTGAGCAGCTTGAGCGCGAACTTGTTGAAGCAAGAGAGCAATTGCGGTTATGTAATGTTGACCAGCTTTCAACCGCCGCTGAACTTGCCGAGCTACAAGCCGAAATCGTGCGGCTGAAAGGTGAGGCTGAAAGCTGGGAGAAAGTGTTTGATCGCGCCTGTGAGCTTTTGGCTGATACGAAATGCAAGCTTACCGAAGCTGTGGCGATGAAGGAGGGGAAATGACACACGAAGAAATAACACGCCGCTAAAGTGATTAACGGAAAGCAGGAAGAAGGGGGTTTGGTATGAAGATTATTTTGATTCCATTTGTTTTGCTGATGATTCCTGTTGCATTTGTTGTTGTTGTTTTTGATATAGCAAAAGCGGCAGTTGAAGAAAAAATTGAAGCCAAGCTGCGGGAAAAAAACACATGACCAAGATAAACAGGCAGGAAGCACTAGCACAGGAAGCGCGGGAGAAAATGAATAAACCAATACTAAACTACGATGAACAGGCAGCGCGGATCAGGGTGCTTGAGGCGGCGTTGATAGCATCAGAGCAGGACTATGAAAATCTTTTGAAAGAACGGGGAGCAACCGTTGATGAAGCATGGCAGAAATACTGTGAAGAAATGATGCCACAGAAGACCAATCACATTTACCCGTTGGCAGGGGCGATGTACAAGACGTTTGTAACAGGGTGGAACGCAGCACTTAAAAACCAAGACTAACTCAGGAGAATACAAATGGCTAACAATATGGAAACAGTAGTAACCGAGCGCACGAAAGTTTTTGTCCTTAACGGTATTACCTACGTGCCGCACTACAGTAAGCCTTGTTATGTAGGGCCGGGATTTACACGGTCGTTGGTACCTATTACTAACGAAGGTAGGAAGGATAGCGGCAGGGAAATCTCGCCTATGGAACTCATGCTGAAAGGGGCTATGCCGGTTTTCGATAGCCTTTGGTCTGCCGCCGTTGTTAAAAATGGTGAAGTAAATGAATCTTATAGACACACTGCAAAATGAATGACGATGATCAGCTACGTAGTCTATATGCAGGTTTGGCTATGCTTGGATACATCATACGGGGCCACGATTTTGAGCATGTGGTTGATGATTCAGTAGATATTGCCAATGCGCTTCTTGACAAAGTAAAGGAAGAAAGGGTACCATATGCTAGTAGTCGTGGGCTAGCCGCAGTCAAACCAAGAAAGAAGAAAGACTAACATGGCGATAACGTGGTCGTACAGTTCGATAAAAAACTTCCAACAGTGCCCGAAGAAGTACTACCACTTAAGTGTCGCCAAAGATGTTAAGCAGTCAAGCAATACCGCTCTGGTATACGGGAACGAAGTACATAAAGCCGCTGAGAATTTCATAAGAAACGGTGACCCGATACCAGAGAAGTTTGCTTACCTCCGAGATGTGTTAAGTGTACTCCAACAGATCGACGGGGAAAAGCATTGCGAACTTAGGTTAGGGTTAGCCAAGGAGGGAGAAGAATACACCCCCTGCGAATTCTTTGCCGAGAACGTATGGTGGCGGGGCATCATTGACTTACTTATCATACGAGGCGATACAGCCTTGATGATTGACTACAAGACTAGCAAGAACGCCAAGTACGCGGATACCAAGCAGCTAGACCTATTAGCAACAGCTATCTTCACGCACTATCCACAGATTAACAAATTAAATTCCGCGTTGCTATTTGTAGTCAGTAATGAGTTTGTACGCCGCACCCATACAAGAAACGACAGTAAAACGTACATCGAACCGTTTGAATACGACGTGATGCGAATCGAAGAGGCACTGCAAAGTGGGGTATGGAACGCTGTGTCTGGCCCTCTCTGCGGTTGGTGTCCCGTCAAAACCTGTATCAATTACAAGGAGCCAAGAAGGTGAGACCCCAATACGAGAACTCCAGTAGCGTAGCGAGAGAGCTAGAAATAGCAGCTAAGTTTTGCAACATATTTGATTGTACCTACGAGCAGTACCCACCCCTGCATCCGGTAAACGGGAAGTTTGTTAAGAACGGTAAAGTACAAGCTATAGTGGAGATAAAAGTTAGGAATAACGCTAGTGATAAATACCCCACATTGATGTTGAGTTCAGCAAAGCATAAGAAAGGGCTGGATTGGGCGCACAAGGAAAATGCCCCGTTCCTGCTAGTCATTAAGTTTACAAACGGCCTGTTCATGGCTAACGTCAAAACGGAGTACGAAGAATCCATTGGTGGACGTAAAGATAGGGATGACCCTATGGACATAGAACGGTGCGTCTACATACCAATAAGTCAATTCAAGCAGCTAGCAGCGTAAATACAAGGAGGTTCAAAATGCCATACGTCAACAAACCTAGACCATACAAGCACGAGTACGAAACGTATCAAGGTAAACCGGAAGAAATTAAAAAACGCACAGAACGTAATGCGGCACGGGCAGCGATGGTTAAAAAAGGTGCGGTACATAAAGGAGATGGTAAGGATGTCGATCACATCAAGGCTCTTAGTAAAGGGGGTACAAACACTGCTGGGAACCTTCGTGTCAAATCTGCTTCCGCAAACAGATCATTTAGCCGCAACCCCGACCACACAGTCAAAAAGAATGCCCCAAAAAACAAATAGCATCCTGACGGACTACCACTGGCCGGGAAAATTCAAACCTTTCGCTCACCAGAAACAGACCTCAGAGTTCCTAACCCTTAACCGCAGGGCATTCTGCTTTAACGAGCAGGGTACGGGTAAAACCGCCAGTGTGATATGGGCATGTGACTACTTGATGGACTTGGGTATCGTCAACCGTGTCCTTGTGATTTGTCCGCTATCCATTATGAAGTCAGCGTGGCAGGCAGACCTGTTCAAGTTTGCAATACACCGCACCTGTGACGTGGCCTATGGAGAAGCTAAGCGTCGCGTGAAGCTGATCAACAACGGTGCTGAGTTCGTCATCATTAACTACGATGGGGTGGAGATAGTCAAAGATGCCATCATCAACGGCGGGTTTGACTTGATCGTAGTGGACGAGGCAAGTGCTTATAAGAATGCACAGACTACAAGATGGAAAACGCTAAGGGATATCGCCAAGACAACCAAGGGCATGTGGATGCTTACGGGTACTCCAGCAGCACAGTCTCCCGTGGACGCCTTTGGACTTGCCAAGATGATCAACCCTGCTAACACGCCAAAGTTCTTTGGGCAGTTCCGCGATTCGGTGATGTATAAAATAAGCAACTTCAAGTGGACTCCCAAGCCGCAAGCGCAAGCCATAGTGCATCAAGTACTACAACCTGCGATACGGTTTGAGAAGGCACAGTGTTTGGACTTGCCTAGTGTTACGTTCGTAGAACGGGATGCACCCCTGACCCCGCAGCAGATCAAGTACTACACTATGCTTAAGAAGCAGATGACTATATCAGCGGGTGGGGAACAGATAACGTCGGTCAATGCAGCGGTCAACATCAACAAGCTGTTGCAGATATCTGGTGGTGCGGTCTACACCGACAATGGAGAAGTGGTCGAGTTTGACGTGAGCAACCGGCTTAACGTGCTACAAGAAGTGATCAACGAGGCTAGTCATAAGGTACTCGTATTCGTACCCTTTACGCACACTATCCAGCTAGTACATAGCTTCCTCACTAAGAAGGGTATCCCGTCAGCCATAATCAACGGGCAGGTATCGGTCAACAAGCGTCACTCCATCATCCAGCGGTTCCAAGACGAAGATGATATCCAAGTGCTTATCATTCAGCCGCAAGCTGCATCGCACGGATTGACCCTTACCTCCGCTAACGTAATTGTCTGGTACTCACCGGTTACCAGCGTAGAAACCTACCTCCAAGCGAATGCGCGTATCGACAGGCCGGGGCAAGTAAACCCAATGACGATTGTGCATATCAGAGGTAGTGCAGTAGAGTCAAAGTTGTATAACATGCTACAAAATAACATAGATATCCATACAAAAATAATTGACCTTTACCACAATGAAATCGAAGATGTGGTTTGACAAAGTCAAGTAGCGCAGTTACAATGGTTCAAATGGGCAAACGACCCATCCTTAAGGAGCTAGCATGGATGAAACAGTAGACGAAGTAGCGCAACTCTCGCTGGACACGCAGGTGAAGATTCTACCCCCAGACTTACTGGCATCGGCGTACATAAAAATTCGTGATGCGATAGATATGCTTACCGCAGAATACGAAGAGCGGAAGAAGGACTTGGACGCCCAGAAGGATGTTATCGCGGACAAACTTTTGGAGATATGCAACGAGAACAATGCAACAAGTATAAAGACTACGCACGGCACCATCATGCGTAAGGTATCTTCAAGGTACTGGACGAATGATTGGGATTCTATGTACACGTTTATCAAAAACAATGATGCCTATGGCATTCTTGAGCGGCGTATACACCAAGGAAATTTGAAGCAGTTCCTAGAAGAAAACCCCGACAAATTACCGATGGGGTTACAAGCAGACAGTAAATACACCATATCCGTTAGAAGGAGCAAAGCATGAGCAACCTGAGCATTTTTAAGCAAGCCACCACCGTAGCACCTACCCGCGTTCGTGAAGTCAGTGAGTTAGCGAAGTCCCTTGCTGATGCAAGCACAGGGGGTAATAGGATCGTTATGAACAAGGGCGTCTTTCGCCGCATGATCAACGGCAAGGAAGCGGGTAAAGTACGCGACGGTTTCCTCAACGTCATCGTTATCAACGCGCTGCCAAAGGTGTCACGTCAGTTCTACGCTAAAGCATACGACCCTGACGGTGAGGCGACATTGCCTGACTGCTGGTCTAACCTTGGTGCAGCACCAGAATCAACCGCTAGTAATGCACAGTCCGCTTCATGCGTAACCTGCCCCCAGAACATTGACGGGTCGGGGCCAAACGGTAAGGGCCGTGCATGTCGCTTCCTGCGTCGTGTTGCATTGATGCTTGATGGTGACCCAAGTGGTCAGGTGTATCAGTTCAACATCCCGTCAAAGTCGTTGTTTGGTAAGGGTGTGGGCAATACCCATCCGTTTGAGAGCTACAAGAACTTCCTCCCCGCCAACGGTGAGAGCATCGACCGTGTTGTTACTGAGATGCGTTTTGATGAGAACGAAACCGGCGATGTGCTGAAGTTCACTGCCGTGCGTCATTTGACCGACGATGAGATTGATCTGGTTGAAACCGCACAGAAATCCGTGGAAGCCAAGCGGTTCGTACAGCTTACGGCAGCAGCAATGGACGGTGTGAAGAAGTTACCTGCCGCAATACCGGCTAAACCCGCACCAGTGGTTCAGCAAGCTGCACCGAAAGGCCCACAGTTTGCCGCTGAAGATGAGGACGAACCCGTAGCGGCAGAACCTGTTAAGCGTGTATCCAAGAAGTCGGAACCGGAAGTACCTGCGCCTAAGAAGAATCTGGCTGATGTGGTATCAGCTTGGGCCGAGGAGTAAACATGAGCTACGGATACAGTGCAAGAATAGTTAGGCTTAACAAGCAAGCAAGCAAGAGTAGGTTAGGTGTCTTGCTTGGGCGGTTGTGCATTGCACTGGACATCCCCGCGAGTGAAGTGGCAAATATACTTGGTGTCAGCAAGCAGACTGTCTATAACTGGTTCGCAGGTACACACGATCCAAAAGACAAAGTTGAAGCTGTAACCTTGTACATCAAAAAGCATAGCTAACTTAGTTAGCGCCACTAGGTAAGGGGGGCTAGTCCCCCCTTTACTTTCATAAAGAGAATCTTATGCCGAATGTTGATCTATTAGACAGGGTTCAAGCCGCTGATGGCTGGTTCGCTGTGGTAGGCATAAAGGGGAAGAAGAATGTACGGCAGGTTCTTGTAGCAACCCGTGAGGAAGTCGATAAGGTTTCAGCGGAGTTTGTAGAACAACAGCGCAATGTGTTTTTTGGTTGTGCCAAATACAAGACGGATGCAAACCGTACAAAAGAGAATGTCCAGAGCATCAAGTGTTTTTGGTTGGATATAGACTGTGGTGCAACAAAGGCACAAGTAAACGACAAGACAGGTAGACCAGACGGATACATAGATCAGACAGCGGGTCTTAATGCACTGAAACAGTTCTGTTCCGTGATTGGTTTGCCACGCCCACTATTGGTTAACTCCGGCAGGGGGATTCATGTTTACTGGCCGTTAACGCAACCTGTAACCCGTGAGGAATGGGAGCCTGTAGCTAACCGACTTAATGAGCTTTGTGTTATTCACAACCTTTATGTGGATGCCAGCGTATTTGAAGTGGCCCGTGTGTTACGTATTCCCGGCACACTAAACTTCAAAGATGAACCACCATTACCCGTAGAAATAATTAGTGACTGCACAGATGTAGAGTATGTCCCATTTCGGGACTTGTTAGGTGTTAAAGAAGTAACAAACATAGCGGCGTCTGCCCACCAAGAGCTAAGTGAGCTAGCCAAGTCACTGCTTAGCAACACCACACTTAGTTTCAGTCGCATCATGCGTAAGAGCGCCAACGGCGAAGGCTGCGCACAGCTTCTGCATATATACCAGAACCAAGATGCCATCACCGAACCGCTATGGTGGGATGCACTGTCCGTTGCCCATCTTTGCGTAGACCGTAGCACTGCTATCCATAAGATATCTGAGAAGTACACGAACTACAGCTTTGAAGAAACCGAGACCAAGGCGAGTAACACCAAGGGGGCGCATCACTGCGCTACGTTTGAGAAGCATAACCCCGGCGGTTGCGCAGGTTGCCCGTGGAAAGGTCGCATTAAGACTCCGTTATCTCTAGGTAGAGAAGTCATACGCCCAGAGCAGGAGGAGAAAGAATCAACGACGCTAGAGAAAGATGGCACTTACATCATACCCAAGTACCCTACGCCTTACTTTAGGGGACAGAATGGTGGTGTGTATAAGATGCCAGCTAAGTCGGACGAGGAAGCCGAACCAATCTGTGTGTACGAGCATGACATCTACGTAGTTAAACGCATGCGTGACCCTGTAGAAGGTGAGTTAGCACTGATACGGTTGCATCTTCCAAAGGAAGAAGTAGTTGAGTTTACTGTACCACTAGCGATTGTTGCGGTGAAAGAGAGTCTGAGGACGGCGCTAGCTCGTAAGGGTGTAGCAGGGTTGCCCTATCAGATGAATGAGCTTACGACGTACATAATGATATTCGTCAAAGAGCTTCAATATAAAATTAAGGCCGAGATTATGAGAACACAGTTTGGTTGGACGGAGGGGGATAGTAAGTTTGTTATCGGTAGCAGAGAGATCACAAAAGATGGCACGTTTCATAGCCCTCCTTCTAGTGTTACTGCGCAGATAGCAGAGAGCATGGTTCCCTGTGGGACGTTAGAGAAGTGGAAAGAAGTGTTTAATATGTACGCTAAACCGGGATTGGAACCCCACGCCTTTGCTGCTCTGACAGCCTTTGGCGCACCCCTACTGAAGTTCACGGGGCAGAATGGGGCCATCATCAACCTCATTCACAAGTCATCAGGCACGGGCAAATCAACCGTCTTGTATATGTGCAATAGCGTATATGGACACCCCGTTAGGTTAGCTGCAATCTGGAAGGACACTCTAGCCGCACGGATGATCCATCTAGGCGTGATGAATAACCTGCCTTTCACTATGGACGAGATGACAAATACTGAACCCAAAGACTTCTCTACACTAGCGTACAGTATGTCTCAAGGTCGCGGCCCAAACCGTGCTAAGTCACAATCAAACGAGATGCGGTTAAACAACACAACGTGGCAAACCCTTTCACTGGCGAGTTCTAACGCCAGCTTCTACGAGAAACTTGGTATCCATAAGGCTAGTCCTGATGGCGAATTGATGCGCTTGATTGAATACCAGATCGAACCTTCTGACATCATTGAACCTAGCGTAGCTAAGCATATGTTCGACCATCAGCTTATGGAGAACTACGGCATGGCTGGGGATATCTACTGCAACCATCTGCTTGGTAACTTGGAAGAGTCAGTCAGTGGTTTACTTGCTGTGCAGGCCAAGATAGACAAGGAGATGCGCCTGACCAATAGAGAGCGATTCTGGTCTTCCATCCTTGCCTGTAACATTACGGGTGGCCTTATTGCACGGAACCTGAACCTGATCGACTACGACATGAAGGCTATATATCAGTGGGCTGTTAATGACATGCTTAAGGATATCCGACTAGACGTAACTCCTCCTGTTAGCGAAGTGGCGGGGGTAATTGGTAGCTACGTCAACCGCTGCATGCAGAACATGCTTGTCGTGAACGACGATGTGGATCAACGCACCAGAATGGCTACACTTCCGATGATGGAACCCAGAGGCCCATTGCTTATCAGATTTGAACCGGATACGAATAAGTTGTTCTTATCAGCCAACGAGTTCCGCAAAGACTGTGTGGAATCGCAGGTGCATTACAAAGACGTGCTGAAGCAGTTAAAAACCAAGGGTATATTCCTAGGTGCAGGGGTCAAGCGTATGTCCAAGGGTATGAAGATGAGTACGCCGGGGGTCTACGCACTGACGTTTGACTGCGCCAATAGTGACTTCATCGACATGAACGGCCTACTACCTGCGAGTGGCGATAGTGCGGATAGAGGGGGTTAGTTATAATATCAACTGGCGTTCGCTTAGGGCAGGGTATTCTTTTTTCATACCCTGTATTGATTGCGCCAAAGCAAAACAAGAAATAAGGGTAGTTACAAAAAGGTTGAAGCTGGAGGTCTTGATGAAGATCAGTATCGAAGACAGCATCAAGGGTTTGCGAATCTGGAGGATATAAACTAAACTGCCCTCGCAAGCCACCTAACGCTTGCCCCTTCCAGTAAGCTAGCTCCTTACTATGTGGTTTACCCCCGCCAAGTGCGGGGGTTCTTTTGTTTTAATATCCTTGACTGCGTTGAAGTTTACGTAGGTACGGGTAAGTTTCTTCTGTTGTAAACAACCCGCGCTCAGTATTTTCTTTGCGTTTTTCGTACGATTTTAACGACCGTTCACGGGTATCCTCATCTATAACAAAGTCTTCTATATATCCATATTTCTTATTATGCTGATCTATTCTATTATTTAATGCACGCATATCTTTTATTGTTTTGCTGGGATTTTCTTCAAAATCTTTAAGTTCATCCAACAATTTTAATTTTTCTTTTTTAGCGTCAGCTACAACTTCTTTGAGCGCAAAATTGGTATCTTGTATTTTAGCTAACCGAGTAGGGGTAAAGCCAAACATTTGAGCAACCAAGTTTAACGCCGTTATTTCTTCTTTCCGCAATATAACATCGTGATTACGAGTTTGCGCACCTTCTTTATCTAGCCTATATGCTACAACGCTACCTTTGAAAAGTGCGGGAACCATCTTCTCTAGACCACGTTGCACATCGCCGTTTGCCAAATCCCCAAGACCTTCTACGAAAGTCCCACCCGCTGATACGCTAGGGCCGAGGTTTGCTTCGGCTATGTTAAAGGCCGTTTCTTTCCAGTTCTTACCATCTGGCGCACTGCGGAACCACATGTTGTCATAAGAGGTACGTGACCCTACGTTCATATCTGTAAGAACCGATACCGGCCCTCTTTCCAGCACCGTGCTTAACTTATAGTCCCCGCCATTTACATCTTTACCAATACCCGGAATTTTTACGTCCCCAAAATGTTTGGGCAAAAATTCATACCTAAAACGTAGGTCGGAGCTTTCGGCAGTCAACGGATTGTTTGCTCTACGGCGTCTCTTTTCCTCGCTGTCTTCACCGGAATTAAGGAACAAATCAATCAGCGTACATATGCTGCTGTAAAAAGGCGTACCTTTAAGCCCGTGGAACATCGCACCCATCAATAAAGTGCTACCCAAAAGGTGCATAGCTCGTAGAGACTCTTTGGGGTTTGTCACTTTCATAGCAGTGTACGTATTACGCAAGAAATAAAGCGTCATAAACCCAGCGTACATTTTCATTTGCCCTATGTTCCTAAGCAAAGCAGGGCGTAACAAACGTGGCCTTTCCATGCTGTCATACCGAAACAACGTGTCTTGTACGATTTTTACTGCTTGCTCTACAGAAGCGTTGAAATCATTGGTCTTGTCAAACGCAAGTTCAAACGCCATCATGTACGTCATTTCGCGGGTGAGGCGTTCCGCACCACTGAACATACCAGTGATTACGCTATATATCTGTTGCGTTGCGCCGGTAAATTTATTTGTCGGCGTGTTTTCTGGGGTACGTTTGTTATTTGTCAGTACAGATATATTGGTTTCCGTTGTTATTTGGCGATCTACAGCAGCGTCAAAAGCCCTTTGCAAACGCGTACTAGACTTAACTAGGTTGGAGTTGCCTATGGACGGAGCAGTATAAGTTACATCCCCGTTGGGTTCTTCTTTTGTAACTCCCACAGACCTAAATATAAACGCATACTTCATAAACTTAGCCGCCGCGTTTATATATCCGTAATCCACATTCAACCTACCCATTACCATCGTAGGTATACTAAGAAATTGTACAGCGGCGGACGCAGCAGAAGTAAGGAGCCACATAAAGGCCATGTGGTTTGCCACGCTTACCGCCGTATTGGGTGGCGGTGGGTTAATCTCCTCAGCGGCGCGAGCAGCCATTTCATTTACAAACAATGATAGTTTTTCAAATTGTAGGGGTGGCCTACCAGCCAAGCTACTCCGCGCTGCCGATATATCGTTCTGTATATCAGTGGCGTACTTGAGTTTTGCAGCTTGGTTAGCCATCTTGGTGGCCGAAGTCTTGAAATTACGTAGTATGTCAGAGCTAAAACCGGTTACATTCTCGGCGTGCAAGAACTGTTTTCGTATGCTCCGTTCGGGCAACGTCAATAGATAGACTTGGTATAACTGGTCTTTTAAGTCCTCTTTAAACTTATCTATATTACTCGCTGCCGTCAGCGGATTAAGCACAGGTGATGCGCCAGCCACACTTTTTGCCGTAGTAGCGTCGTCTATGATTGAAAACATTTGTTGCAACATGAGGCTACCGTTTGCAAAATCTTTACGCAAAGAGGTTAGTTCTGACCCCGCTCGAAAAATGTTTCCATTGTCTGGACTTACTTTTAACCTAACAGCTTCTTCATTCAAGAAGTTATTGCGGGAAGTAGCGTCGTCAAATGTATAGAATGCACGACCGGCAGGGCCGCTTTTTACGCGCAACCAATTCTCGCCATAGCGCATAAACGGAAAATACTCCTCAGGAAATGCTTTTGTTTTATTGCCGTTTTTGTCAATTCTTTCCTGTTCCTGCATCACGCGAACTGATTTAAGTAGTTTTTCTTTTGCTGCTGCATCTATAGGTAATGCTTGGATTTGGGTATTCAGTATGGAGCGGATAATATTGTAGTTGTCAATGTAGAATTGACGAACCATTTTGTACATATCATGCCCACCAGCTTGCTTACCTAGGGCTTCCCAAGCATCAAATACTTCGTTGATGTTGCGCCTACGGGTAGTGGCGTTACCTTTATATGCACGCTGTTTGGCAGGATCATATTGTGGATCAACACTCTTAGCGTCGTAGGCTTTTGCATCGGGGTCATTTGCAAGAGCATCAGCACGATTGGTATATTTGGTAGGACTTACCTCATGCAACCTAGCCAAGTGCATGGCGCTACCAATTACTTGCTGACCGTTTTTAGTTACAAACGCTGTAAGCTGTTTGGCTTTCTTTGCGTACGCAGCTTGCATGCTAGATCGCATAGAACTCATGCGTTGGGTCAGGTCATCAATACGCTTTAACCCCGGCACGTCGTCGTTTTTCCAATTAACAATATATGACGTAGGGGCAGAGTACAGTATAGCTCTTAGGGTTCCCGTGCTATACGCATCATATCTGCTCTTGAGCAGGGTAAACCAACCGGGATTGCTACGGTTTTTAACACCAGCGGATATACCCGATGACACTGTGTAGGCGTTTATGGAAGCTTTGACAGCTTCTATTGCTTTGCTTACTTTAACCCCCGTTTGATTTACTTTCTTAGCCGCAGCGGGGGGAGCAACCCGTATACCAGTAGCGTTTACACTAGTAGTTACTAGTTTATGTGTAGCAATTATTAAATCTTGCATTGCAGATTGATGTTGTTCACCCATCTTGAAAAAAGCACGGATGCCGCTGACGAAGTTATCCATCAACGTGTTAAATACTTTACCCAGATAGGTTCTGGATTCCCCACGGGTTTGCAACAAGAATTCTTGCACGTCAGAATCGGTCAAACCATAGGTGACAAACTCAAACGGGTTAGTAAATACCTCAAGGTCTTCAAACCTAAGCATACGGTCATCCAACATACCCGCTTCTTTCAACAGGTCATAACGCCGTTTTGCCCGTTCCATCGTAACAATCAGGGTATCAAAAGCCTGTTCGTACTCAGGGTTGACATCTTTTCCAAGTTCTTTGTTGGATAGATAGTCGTACATTTTCTGAAGCGTAGCCCCATGCAAGGCTTCATGCAGGAATATGGTGTTACTCATACCTAACTTAGCGTTCAGGTAGATGACGTTGTCCGAGTACACACCGGCAGGGTTGCTTTCAAACTCCGCACGAATATCGTCTGGTAGCGTATTTACGTCGGTGACTATTTCCAACCGAATTTTGCGGGAACGGGTATAGACATAGATTAAATCTGCTAAGTTTTTTTCAAACTTATTTCCATTCTTGCGTATCCACAACAACGCTTCGGAAGCGTTTTTAAACGTACTATATATTGGGTTATGGGTGCCGTTTGTAGAAGCAGTAAGTGACGATATTAAGTACGTTGCGTTTTGAGTTTGTGTATTAATTCCTGCACGCTGTTGCTCTTGTTCAGTAGTTGCAGGGCGTTCTCCAGTGCGTCCGAGTACTCCGTTCTCCCCTTGGCTTCCTGCATCGACAAGGTTTTCCACTGACTGAGCAGTGCTTCCATCTCCGATTTGTTGGTTGCTAGCGTCTTGGAACTTATTTCCACGATTTTTGTAATTTCCACTGTCAAATTCCTTTTTTAGAAAATCAAATATATTTTTGTTATCCTCGATGAAACGCGTTAAATTTCGTTTGGCCTCTGCCACATTAAAATTAGTACTGGTCTCCAGCAGTACTATTAC